AGGGTACATTAACGGGGAGGATTCCGTGGTAGAAATGATTGACGAAACCATAGACATCAGCACCTATCCGCTAACCGTAATTACAAATGAAATAATCGTTGAAGCAAATCGTGTTGTTAATCGAAAAACGATCAGCAACCTACCAGAAGCAGAGGCAAAAGCCCGTGTACGCAATCAACGCAACGACTTGCTAGACGCTACGGATTGGGCCACGTCAAAAGCGATCGATCAAAACGCTCGCGATGGCTTGGGTGTGCAAATTCCCTTGGTCTGGTTGGATTATCGCCAAGCACTGCGCGACATTACGAATCAAGATGGCTTTCCCTACAATGTGATCTGGCCGCAGGAGCCGTAAACCCCGATTGAAAGAACGTTGCGACATAGGAGCGCCCGGCGTATATTTCAGTAAGTAAAGAGGACGACAAAATGGAAACTGAACCTTGGCACCTCTCGAAGAGCGTACCGCTTTCCATAATCTTTGCCGTGGTCGTTCAGACTGGGACTCTCATATGGTTCATAGCCGGACTTGACGCCTCTGTGTCCCAGAACGCTCGCGATCTGACGCGCCACGAAGGAAGACTGGAGATGCTAGAAGCCAGCGTGCAGGCGCAGGCGCTGTCCATCACAAGGATGGACACAAATATACAATATATCCGCGACATTCTTGAACGCAGTGAGAGGCACCAGTGATGCGTGAGATCAACGAGATCATTGTCCACTGCACTGCGACACCGCCGAACTTCATGCCGAACGCCACGCCTGCGCAGCGCGTTGATGAGGTTCGCCGCTGGCATGTCGAGGATAATGGATGGTCAGATATTGGCTATCATTTCCTGATTGATCGAGGTGGTCAGCTACTCAACGGACGGCCTATCAGTAAGGCAGGCGCACACGTCAAAGGCCACAATTCCGACACGATTGGGATCAGTTTATTTGGCGGCAAAGGCGGCACAAAAGATCAAGCCTTCGAAGACAATTTCACGCCGGAGCAAGGCGAGACACTGCGCAAGCTGATCGATCGATTGCAGAGTGAGTATGGGCTAGACCTCAAGATCAGCGGCCACCAAGAATACGCCAACAAGGCTTGCCCCTGTTTTGATGTACGGCGATGGCTGGACAATCGCCCTGTACGTACAAGCGCCGTACAATCCACCACGCTGCAAGCCTCGGCAACTGCGGCTGTCTCTGGTGCAACGGGCGTTGCGACTGCTGTGTCTGCACTGGATGGCACTGCCCAGATCGTGATCATCGCGGCGGCTTGTGTGGGCGCTCTGGCGTTGATCTGGATCATGCGCGAGCGTATCCGCAAGTGGGCGGCGGGGGATCGATAATGGCTAAAGACCCACGGTTAGCAAGAGCCGGGGTAGCTGGCTTTAACAAGCCTAAGCGGACTCCCAATCATCCGAAGAAGTCCCACGTCGTTGTCGCGAAAGAAGGCAATAGAATTAAGACTATCCGGTTTGGGGAAAAGGGCGCGAAGACCGCGGGTAAACCCAAAGCGGGAGAATCTGACCGTATGAAGGCCAAGCGCAAATCTTTCAAGGCTCGCCACGGCAAGAACATCGCCAAGGGCAAAATGTCTGCGGCGTATTGGGCTGATAAGGTAAAGTGGTGAGCTAAATGGCCATGACACGAACATCTATGGGTAGCCAGATGACAGGTAACCGCGTTAAAAAATCGGCTAAGGGTAGCAAACTGCCCTCGTCATGTGGCTTGATGTCTACAGGTGACGACGCCAAAGACCTCGCCCTAATTCGTATGGGTAAGGGGGGTAAGGCTAAAAGTCGTGTGAACGAAGCAGGCAACTACACTAAACCCTCCATGCGCAAACGGCTGTTCAACAGCATTAAGGCTAGCGGTAAGGGCGGCAAGCCGGGGCAATGGTCCGCGCGTAAAGCTCAGATGCTGGCCAAGCGGTACAAGGGTGCTGGTGGTGGATACAAAGATTGAAACTGATCTGCGTAGCTGGTCCCGGGAAGTGTTGGAAGTACCAAACCAACACTTGGGGGGCCTGCCCGCGTGCCCCTATGCGAAACAAGCGTGGGTAAAAAACAAAGTTCGTGTTGTCGAAACCGCTAATATTTACGCTGACACTCTAGAGCTCTGCGCTTCTTTCTCCACTATAGGCAAAGAGCTGGTCGTTTTGGCTTCTTACGCTCTACCGGAACTAAGCGTGTTTAGCGGCTACGTTGCGCAGCTTAACAAAGTTTTCCCCGCTTTGCACTGTATGGAGTTTCACCCAGACTATGGGGCAGAAGATGCGGAATTAGATTTCTTGGTAGACAACGACTGGGAAAGCGACGTGGATGACCCATACTGCATGGTGTTTATCCAAGACCTCGAGCTGGTTGTTAGGGCCAGTGACAAGCTGAAGCGTTTGGGGTACTATGAATCGTATCCTAAAGCAGAATACGAACAACTCGTGATTAACCGAAAAAGGAGATTGGCCGATGGCTATGAAACCCCGTTCGATGAAGAAGAAGCCCGTAGCAATGAAACGCGGCGGTACCGCTAAGAAAATGATGCGCGGCGGCGCTATGAAGAAAAAACCCATGGCGATGAAGCGCGGCGGCGCTATGAAGAAGTAGCGGTGAAGAAGCCCCAAAAAAGTCTCAAGGCTTGGACCAAGCAGAAGTGGCGGACGAAGTCCGGTAAACCATCGACGCAAGGGTCCAAGTCCACAGGGGAACGTTACCTTCCTGAGAAGGCCATCAAGGCTTTGTCGTCTAAAGAATACGCCGCTACTACGAAGGCAAAACGTGCCGCCACAAAAAAGGGTAAGCAGGTTGCCAAGCAGCCTAAAAAAATCGCTAAGAAGACGGCGAAATATAGGAAGGTCAAGTAATGGCGGTTGTTGTACCTGCACTATCAGAGTTATTTGAGGAAGCATACGAACGTGCTGGCCTCGAAATGCGCTCGGGATACGACCTGAAGACTGCACGTCGTAGCCTTAATATTATGACCCTTGAATGGCAGAATCGGGGTTTAAACCTGTTTACCATTGAAGCGGGTGCTTTGTCTCTGGTTGCGGGTACAGCTACATACACTCTGCCATCTGATACGATCGACATTATCGAGCATCAGTTACGCACGGGTTCGGGCACGTCTCAGCTGGATGCGCACATCGAACGTATGAGTGTATCCACGTACTCCCAGCAAGGTAGTAAAAACGTTCAGGGACGCCCCTCTCAAGTATACGTGCAGCGTAACGCTACTGACGTGCAAGTTACTTTGTGGCCTGTACCAGACGCTACTACGTCTTACACTCTGGCGTATTATCGCCTCAAAGGCATTGACGGGCTATCATCTGGTATCGGGGGCGCTACGGAAAGTATTCCGCCGCGGTTTGTCCCCGCGCTCGTCTCTGGATTAGCCTACTACATCGCCATGAAAAAACCTGAAGTCGCAGATCGAGTTATCCCGCTGCAGCAAGAATACGAGAAGCAGTTCGCTATGGCCGCGGATCAAGACCAAGATCGTTCGACTCTCCGAATCGTTCCGTTTGCGATTGGGGGTAGGTGATGCCCGCTTACGCTTCTGGTAAACACGCGTACGGCATATGCGACCGTAGTGGGTTCCGCTATAAGCTAGACGACCTCGTGTACGAAGTTCAGGATGGGCGCCGTACTGGTTTGCGCGTGGGGTATGATATTGTTGACCCTGATCAACCCCAGAACTTTTTGGGGCAAGTCAACACTACGGACCCACAATCCTTACTCAACCCCCGCCCTGATTCTAGCCCGGGCAGGGGGCTTTTTGGCTGGAACCCTATTTGGAATCCCGTGCAGTATATGTTAGGTTCTGTAGGAACGCTCACCGTAACCACGTCTGATGGGGACTAATATGACTAAAAAATCGACGCGCCGCCGCTCACGTTCTTCTGCTCCAGCAACTTCGCCGCGGCCCCGCGCACGCCCCACAGCTGCCCCAAGGGTTTCAATACGCCCTCGCACACGTCAGGATATGCTGGATGCGGGAGCCGTTGCACGGGGCAACCGCACGACGCGACGCCTTGCTAGAGAGGCAGAGTCTCTGGGTAACATGAAGGACGGTGGTAAGTTGAAGATGGTTAAAGGTCCGGGCGGTAAAATGGTGCCTGACTACGCTGCCGACGGTGTCGGTAAGATGGCCAAAGGGGGCAAAACTAAGGCTAAGAAGATGAAAGACGGTGGTATGTGTCGCGGTATGGGTGCGGCTACCCGTGGCGGCAGCTACAAAATGGGGTAAGTTCTGATGAACTATACTGAGCTGGTAGCAGCGATAAAGGATTATACACAGAACGAGGAGTCGAGCTTTGTCTCCAACATTCCTAGCTTCGTTGGGCAGGCGGAAGAGCGGCTTAACCGTTCTATTATGGTCCCCGAGCTGCGGAAAAACGTATCCGCGGCTACCACCAATGGTAATTGGTATCTAGCCCGCCCCGCGGACTTTCTTTCGGTGTTTTCGTTAGCTGTTGTAGATTCGTCCGGTAACTATTCGTTCTTGCTTGATAAAGACGTAAATTTTATCCGCGAGGCGTATCCAGCTTCTAGCACTTCTGGCCTCCCAGAATACTACGCTCAGTTCGATGGAGACTATAATGGTGAGCAGGGCAACTTTATTCTTGGACCTACCCCGGACGCCGCCTACACAGTCGAATTGCATTATTACTACGACCCGCCGTCGATTATAACAACAAGTACGTCTTGGTATGGAGATAACGCTGAATCTGCGCTACTGTACGGTTCGTTAATAGAAGCGTATACGTACATGAAAGGCGAAGCAGACCTTATTCAGTTGTACACCACCCGCTATAACGAAGCTCTTGGTCAGCTTACCGGGGTACAAATTCGTAGTCAGACAGACGAATATAGGGACGGTAGACTGTAACCTAGAGTCTGGCGACACAAACAAAAGGGGCTCGGTATGGCTTTTAACGGTAACTTTTTGTGCACATCATTCAAGCAGGAATTGCTGCAGGGTGTGCACAACTTCACCGCCAGTAGTGGCGATACGTTTAAACTAGCGTTGTACACCAACAGCGCCACGTTTACGGCGGCAACTACCGCGTACACCACAACTAACGAAGTTGGTAACTCTGGTTCATATACGGCAGGTGGCGGTACGTTGGTTAGCGTTACCCCGACAACCTCGGGAACCACGGCGTTTTGTGATTTTGCTGACCTCGATTTTACGGCGGCTACGATCACTGCACGGGGGGCATTGATCTATAACAGCAGCGCCGCAGGTAATCCTACTGTTGCTGTACTTGATTTTGGCGCGGATAAAACCTCTACAAACGGTACGTTCACTATTCAGTTCCCGACAGCAGACGCCACAAACGCGATTGTTCGTATCGCGTAGAGGTTGCTATGATTACTATACGCGCAATAATTCTGATTGGCTGATGTTTCTATTCGCGAAGCTCAAAATGTATTTAGCCGCTGCTGGCGCAGTCGTTGTTGCGCTGGGCGTGGCTTACTTGCGGGGAAGGTCCGCCGAGGCCGCAGCAGAACACGAGAAGGAGCTGAATGAGTATGTTGAGACTCGTAAAAGGATGGACTCCGTGGGCAGTGGCGACAGTCTTGATGACGCCCATGCTTGGTTGCGCGAGCGTCAGCAGTCCAAACGCGATCTGTGACGGTACTGTATCACTGCGTGACACACATGCAGAAGCGCTGATTGAAGACGGGGGTGAGCGCTCTGTTGTAAGCGGCGCTGCGCTGATCGCTACCCTCGACGCTGGTTGTAGGCTGAAGTAGGTAAATGTTAGGTTTTACTCCCCTAGCTGGCGCAAGTACTGCAGGTTTTGGCGATACTTCAGTTGTCGTAGCAGCCACCGGAGTTTCTGCATCCGGTGAAATCGGTATAGCTGATGCTGGTCCTGACGCTACGGTAACCGGAGTTTCTGCCACCACTGCGGTAGGCTCTGTAGCTATTTCTGCCGCTGCAAGTACGGAAGTAACTGGGGTTTCTGCCGCCGCTGCGGTAGGCTCTGTAGCTATTTTTGGCACTGCAAGTACGGAAGTAACTGGAGTTTCCGGTGAAACTGCTGTAAATTCTGTAACAGCAGCCGCTAACGCTGTAGTTGTTGTGAGTGGTGTAACGGCTGTTGGGCAGGTCGGCTACCCTGTAATTTGGGGGCGTGTAATCCCTAACCCGGGGACAAGTTGGGGGCCTATAGACCCTAACCCGGGGACAAGTTGGGGGCCTATAGACCCT